GGTTACTTTTTCCCTGACTCTTACTATTATTTATTTTTTCTTTTTTTATGTTTGTTTTTCTACGCTTTGAAGACCCTGCATCATGAAGCATATTAAGCATTTTCTTCTCTACAACTTCTAAAGGAGAGTCCGATGCTTTTAAATTAGCTATCTTATCGTTAGATAGCTCTATCTGTGCTAATCTTTTAAGAGCCTTTTCTAGATTACCTGCACGAGCTGCATCTGTAAATGCTTTTGATTTATTCCCTAAATCTGATTCTAAACTTACTTGTACATTTGCAATTGTATTTTTAGTTCCTGGCCCTTTTGTAACTTTTACAAATAAGTTTCCAAACTGTTCTTTCATTAGATCTTTTAGATCTTCATCTATAGTTCCAAGCCAGTCTGTATAAATTTTTTGTGCTTTTAATGCTCTTTGTGTTGCAACTGCTGTTGCATCAGCATGGCCTACAGCTAGAAACTGCGAACGAACTTGTACATCATAAGTTTCGCCAGTTTTACGTTTTCTAGTTTGTGTCTCTTTTAAACTTTCGCCGTATTGTTCTTTTAATACTGCATCTAAAGCATCTAGCAGATTTTTTTGAGCTCGTTGCTTTGCTCTTCTAAAATAAGCGAAAACATTTCTTGTAGTTCCTGGCTTTGACGCCAAACGAAAAGTAAAACTTTTAGAACTTCCTGTACGTTCCGAAACAAGATATGCTCGTCTGCCTCCTGTTGGAAAGTTTTTTGGGTCAAAAGCATCATAAAGATTTTTACATAGCTTAGGAACTTCTCTTTTAATTACGTTTTCAATTTCAGGGTCAAGTGCTTTCCTTGTAGGCAATTTAAGCAATAAGCGTATTTGTTTTCGAGCTTCTTTTTTTATTTCTGTTTCATCTATCTTAACTCTATGCGGCATGAAATCAGAAACAATTGCTCTATATTCTTCTGAATTTTTCTTTAGACTTGTGTCTAGTTTACTCGCTAAATTTCTTAAAGCTGCTTCAGACATTAAAAGTTTTTATACATATCCAGAACTCTTTTTATATGATCTGGAAACCCTCGCCCGTCGCCACTTGGAGCATTTTCCATTGTAGCCCCTTGAATTGTTCTGCGAGCTTTATGTTCATCTTTGAAATAGTAGTTAATTAAATCAATAACTGCTATTTGTAAATCTAACGGAGTGGAAGAATACCCAGCAGTATATGTAATTTTTACTGATCCAACTCCTCGAGGCCAATTAGAAAAAGCAGTACCGTTAATAGAAACTACAGAATCTGTTGCTGTTTCTAAGTACCACTTATCAGTGGGCAAAATAGTATATGCAAAAGTTGGTTGATCTCTAGTTTCTACAGAAACAATAGTATTCACAGGGCTTTCTGTTAATTGAACAATATAACTGTCCCAATTCATGCTAAAAACTTCTACTTTATTTGTAGAGTAGAAGTCTACAAAAGTGTTTGCACAATAAGTTTTTACTAATTCACTCACAGAATCAATAATGCGAGAAATCTTATAGTCATCCTTTGGGCTTTGGATGCCTTCTGCGTCTTTAAACTGCTTTAAAGTTATAAGATTTGCCATAAGTCAATTAGTAAAAACTTGGGGTGGCGAACCACCCCAGTTTAATAGCTAAGCTATTAGCTGTTAGCGTATCGGCACATTGCGACAGGCAGACCGACAGTGGCGGCATCACCTGCGAAGAGCTCTTCGAAGCCAACAGATTGGCTAGCAACGATTGCTGTACGCTGGTTACCAACTTGGTACTCGGTTTCCAGGCTTACGCCCTTCATTCGAGGAATAATGTAGTTGGGAACATTTACAAGGATTGCGCAAGGCTCAGTTGCAGGGTTCACAGTCTTATCGACTGCAAGAGCTGCATCATCAGCTACGACTACTGGAATTGCAAAGATTGAACCTACAACACCAGTTCGCTTGATAGCGAGATCGCTGCCAACTTCCGTTACGTCTTGGAAGTTGATGTCTGAGAGCAGATCATTGTATGCAGTGTAAGAAACAACGAGCATAAGATCTGCAGGGTTCAAGCCATACTTCTTCATAGTTGAACGCATACGAAGAATGTCTTGACCAATCAGTGAGTCTGCACCAGCGCCAGATTGAGTGAGACCAGCAGTAGCAGTACCAGTAACAAGCAGTGAGTTACTGAAAGTACCAAATGCGCCAATCAAACCAGTACCGGCTTGACCTGCAGCACCTGAGTGACCAGAAATACACATCTTGTCCATAGCACGAGCGTGAGCACGAACCATGCCCTCACGAATCATAGGCAGAAGGGCAACAAGAGTTGACTCTTCGGTATCATTCGTGATGTATGACGTAGAAGTCATACGAGCAGCAGTAATAGTCTTCTGCAGCGCATTGAAAGTAGCTGCACCTTGTGCAGTACCATTTGCGTTACCCTGAAGGGTTGCAGGAGAGTTAGTTTCGTCTGTCTCAGAACCACTACCGAAGGTAGCTGTTACAGAGTCAGGCATCAAGGGCAGTACAGTTTTAGTGCTATTTACTGCAATTTCACGGAAAGCACTAGCAACCTTCAACTCAAGAAGAAGCTCCCGCTCAAATTGAGTGGCAGTTTCAATATCAAGAAGAGGAGCAATGTTACTTGCAGAAGCAACACCTACACCATACTTGTTAATTACGCCTTGGGCAAAATCAGTTTCCCAACCCTTACGAGTCAAGTTACCAAGAATTTTTGCTTCAAGGATTTCGCGGCCACCTGCTGAAAGGTCACCCGGCTGAGAACGATCAGAGAACTGACGCTTGCTGTTATGCATAGCTTCGAGTTCGGTTGACTTTTCTTCCAGCTCAGTTTTGTACTTTTCAAGAATTTCTGCGGTATTAGCTTGCTCCGCTTGGAACTCTTTACGCAGATCTTCTGCGAGCTTCTCAGTGCCTGACTCGATGCCAGTACGGATTGAGCTCTCGACTTTTTCTTGCTGCTCTACGGCAGCCTTTTCAGCATCTGCTTGATCGGCAGCCTTTTGAGCTTCGGCGTCTGCAGTAGCTTTTGCTTCAGCTTCTACTGAGGCTTTTTCTTCGGCCTGACGAATTGCAATCTTAGCAGCAGTTTCTTCCGCTACCTTTTTAGCAAAAGCGTCTAGGTCGATTTCGGGAGTTTTTGTTTCTTCCGACATATCTGTCTCCATTAAAGAGGAATCTTCCTCGCTTTTAAAAGTTTTCTTGAAGTCTTTATAATCCTGCTCAGAATCGAATGACTTCGACAAAGAAAAAGTAGCTGCTTGATTGCAAGGTACTGTAACAACAGATACTTCAAACAACTCAGCGTCCTTAATCATTAATCCATCGGTTTCCTCAAGGTAATCGGCATCCTTGACTTTGAAACCGACAGAAAACGCTCCAAGGACACCGTCTTTGATTAAATTAGCACAGTCAGCATGTTTACTAATTTTTGCTTCCATGTGCAAGCCGTCCGCTGTGGGAGTAACTTTTGTTGCTCGGCCAATCGGTCGGTTATAATCGTGATTAAATAGTATAATAGGGTTCTTTTCAAAATTACCAAGACCCCCTTTAGTCCATGCTTCTGAAGAAATTGAGTCTCCAGCACGATCAAACGCATTTGTGCTGGCCATTCCACGAACCATGATAGAGCCGTCTTCTTGTGGCTCGCTCTTAAAAGTAGATGTTAAGTTAAATGTTTTATTCGTCATTCTTCTTTACCTTTGCCTTTGGGGCGGGCTTAGGCTTTGGGGCAACCTTTGGTGCAGGTTTAGCAGCAGATTCAAGATCCACAAAAATTGTGGGATCTACTCTCCTAACCCAATCTAAAGCCATATCGTAACTTTTAAACCATTTCATTAAATAAGTTATTGCAATAGGAGCATCAGCTGCACTAAGATACTCTTGAAGAGTAAGCGCTTTGCCTTTAGTTCTAAAGTAAGCAGCGAGCTGACGAGCTCCTAAAACTGCATGATTCTTTCGTACTCCCATATTAGTCTCCTTCTGATTCTGGGGGCCTTCCGCCTTCGTCGGGATTTACTGCGCTACCTGCTATGTTTTGGGGGACTCGAATCTCGTCTTGTCCTTCTATTATTTCATAGCCTAATTTATCCCGGGCTTCGTTAATTGTTATGATTCCTCCATTTACTAATGCGGTATAGTAAGCTGCGGCATCTCTCAGTTCGGGCTGCAGTGCAGGAATATCAGTTACATTTTCTGTAATATTAAATCCAAAGTATCGTGACAGTGCAAAATTAAGTTTTCGTACAATAGGTAAGATTGTTTCAAGATAGTACAATCTCATGTTTGGACGAAGATTTGCATTATTTCCAGAATCAAGAAGTATTGGAGGCACTCCTAGCGATTTTAAAATTACTTTCTCATGTTCTAAAATTGCGTTCTGAAAATCTAATTCTTTAAAATTAGTAGTAGAGTAACTATCTATTTCTAATCCACCATCAAGAATTAAAGGCCGTCTGCCTCCGGAGTCTGGACGATAGCGCAGAGTCCAAGATTGAATCATACGCTCTTTAATTTTTTCTGATAAAGTATTTGGAGATTTTAGTACCAATCCAGGAACTGCACCATTCCTAAAAAAGTTATCTTGAAAGTCCCTCATATCTCTTACAAGCTGCATAGTTCTCGTCGCGGGCTTAAGTCTAGAAACTCCTCTATAGATTGAGTGAAAAGAGTTTTCTTTAATATGAATTATTTCGCTTACTTTATAATCAATATCTTGTAGAGTATATTTTTCTACAAAAGTGG